CCAACCTAGAATTGTTTTCCTCGAAAACGTACAAGGAATCCTCAGTTGCAAGACAGCCGACGGAGAACCAGTTCTCCAGTATGTCCTCAGAGAGTTGGAAGGAATGGGTTATCGAGCAACGGCAGGAATATTCTCAGCGGAAGAAGTCGGCGCACCTCATCAGAGAAAGCGAGTCTTCATCCTTGGCATGGCCAACAGCGAGCGTAGAGGGAGGAGTAGCCAAGAATGTGGAGATGACCTCAAGCGGATTCAAGGCAACGAGGGAGAACGGAACGAGCTACGGAGCGAAGTTGAAGGATTCAGTAATTCATCACGAGAAGAACTGGGCAACACCTCAGACCTTCGACTCCAACAACCTAGTTCGGACTCCAGAGAAACTGGCACAGACCAGAGCGGAGAAGAACGCAGGGTGTATGAATCTCAGGGAGCAGGTTCACTATCCAGATATGGACCACAGTCGCAAGGCAGCCCAGAACTGGCCAACAGCAACCACGAGGGACTGGAAGGATACCAATGCCACAGTTCCTCCGAGCAGGGCGAACCCATCCAAGCAGACACTTGGTCAGCGGGTAGCACACGTTGGCCTGCAAGACCAAGCGAACCCCAATACGAATGGGAAGAGCCAAGAGTCGTGGGGGACACCAAGATCATCGACCGCGATGTCAGCAACGATAACGGAGAACTTGGTCAATCGGAATGTAGGGAACCTAGGGGAGCAGCAAGGGAGACAATCAATAGGGGGCAAGCTAAACCCCAACTGGGTCGAACACCTAATGGGTCTTCCAGCAGGGTGGACAGACTTAGGCTCTTGGGAAACGGAGTAGTTCCTCAAACCGCAGCCAAGGCATTTATAACATTAATCAATAGACTCATTTGAAAGTAGAGAAGCCATACAACTCAGGTCAATGGACTAAGGCTCGTTACAGGAGCTTTATTATGTCAGCACTACGTCGTGCTCAATGGCCTGTTAAGTATGAAGCTATTCGCTCTGCCTTTGTCCGTGATGGTGTAAACCCCGCAACAGGGCGCAAGTGTAAGCTGCACAAGTGCTCTGCTTGCGGGGAACTATTCCCGGCCAAGGACATGAGAGCCGATCACATTGACCCCATCGTCCCTGTCACCGGGTTTGACAACTGGGACTCACTCATAGGCAGATTGTTCTGCGAGATAGGTGGCTTCCAGGCTATCTGCGTGGAGTGCCACGCTGTTAAGACCAAGGCAGAGAATGCAGAGCGAAAGAAAAACAAAGAAAAAGCTTGATTACTTATTCACAATCCTTCAACATCAACCCATCATTAACCAATAACATTATGTCAAGAACAAAACCAAGATCAACGGGGTCATCAAACCCTGCTACCAAGTTCCTTCAATGGAACACGAAAGCTTCCACATGGGAGTTTTACGACAAAGAAGCCCAAGAGTCTAGAACACTACCACAAGACACAGGTTTCATTGTCCTCGATCAACTCAGCACCGCCAAGGGCTGGGACGATAGAAATAACAGTGCAATCTGGGCTAACGAAGTGTATGCCCCAGGAGATAAACTTACTCTCCGAAACAAAGACGGCATCGTTTCCATCGGCACTTGGGCTGAATTAAAGAACAACGTGCAAGGTGTTAAGTTCACCAAGTCTGTCTACGCTATGGCTAAGGTTGGCGAGGGCTACGAGCTTGTTAACTTTCAACTCAGGGGCTGTGCTGTTACAGAATGGTTTGAATTTGAAAAAAGGATTGGTGGCTCCAACAAATTAGAGGGAGACGTTGTAGTAGCAGTTACCGAGGCAGTTAAAGAACAAAAAGGTTCGGTCGAGTATATCAAACCAATCTTCAACATTGTATCTAACACACTGTCCAATGAAGCTGCACTCCAAGCAGACAGGATGGATGGCACACTACAAGAATACTTGTCCTCCTACCTCAAGGTAGAGAAGCCCACGGAGGACAAGGAAGAGGAAGAGAGTGAGCCAGAAGTAGTTTACTCAGAGCCAGCCGTTGTCGCCGACCCCTTCTAGGCATACCTGATAGCCCTTCCCCTTCGGGGGCGGGGCTTTCTTACATAAACGCACAAGATATAATATGTTTCCCAAAGACGCAAAAGAACGAAAGACCTACCCAATAGCAACCTTCATCAAGGACTACTTCCCCCACGCCTTGATTGCTTTAGCCCACCACAGCTACATAGCCCAACAGCAACACGGCACACCTACCAATGGCAAGCCAATGCAATGGCACAAGGATAAGTCTGTTGGAGACGAGAACCAGCTCATGAGACACTTCATGGAGGGTGACCGAGTTAGCACAGCCTGGAGAGCCTTAGAGCTACTTGAACGCGAGGAACTACTCAAACTTGAACTAACCAAATCATAGCCATGAAAGAACTAGACTACATAGACCACTTCCGCATCATCATGAGTCCTCGCAAACGCTTCTTAGACCAGATAGCCAAAGCATTGGAGCCAATGAATGATATAGTTGGAAAAGAAGAAGAGATAGAAGCTATCCTGCAGAGTGCTGAAAACATTCTTGAAGAAATCCACGACAAGTATACTCAGGATCAGCACATAGCGATAGCCAAGTTTTATTCTGAAGCTAAACAAACCGTTGGACGCGGCATCCTTTCTGGACTAATTAAAGAGTAATGGAACAACCTCACAACTTAGAGGCAGAGGAGGCTTTGCTGGCCTGTTGCCTGTTGGACAATGTTGCCTACGACAGCATCAGCACCATCGTCAACGCAGATGATTTCTACAGCAACGCCAACAAGATAATTTTCAAGGGCATAGCCAAGCTGTGCTCTTCGGGTGAAGAGTTCTCTGAGCTTGAACTTGATGAGTTGTTAAAGCGTGAGGGGACAGACAGGGAAGCGGGTGGACTGAGCACTATAATGCACCTACAGAGTCAGGCTAGTAGCTCTACGCAAATAGTAAGCCATGCCAAGATTGTAAAAGAGAAGTCTAAGTTACGTCAGATTATTCGCACATCACGCATCGCGATTGAAGCAGCTACAGAGAACCAAGACCCGGACGTAATCATTGCCGACATCGAGAGATCTGTTACTGCTACACTGGACAACGGCTCGGCTGATGACCCCTCAATTAGAGCTGCGGCTGAGTCCTTACGTGAAGACTTCAAGAAGATGGCAGAGGGAACCTACGATACCTTCGCCCTACCAACTAGGATCAAACAGCTAGACGATAAGCTGAGTGCTGGCGGTATAGCCAACGGAGAGGTAATGGTTGTTGCTGCTCCTACCTCCTGCGGCAAGACCTGCATAGCCTTGAACGTAGCCTTGCAGAATGGTGTGACCCACAACAAGCCTGGGCTATACTTCTCCTTTGAGATGCAGGCTAAGAGCCTGGCAAAGCGCATGATACAGACCTGCTCTGCTGTGAACCTCAACCAGTTCCAAGAGGGTGTGCTGTCCCCAGAGAAACAGAAGAGGGTGTGGGATGCGACTGAGAGAGTAGAGAACGCCCCTATCTTTACAGAACACTACGTTAGAAACATAGACGAACTGCGTTCACGTGCTCGTATGTATAAGCGTAAACACCACATCGAATGGATAGTCATTGACTACCTACAGCTAGTCCCTTGGAACACCAAGCTAAAGAAGCACGACGGAATCGCAGAGGTTAGCCACCAGATCAAGCTAATGGCTATGGAGCTAAACCTACCAGTCATTCTCTTGGCTCAGGTAAACAGAGAGGGAGCCAAGCGTGAGACAGGCATTACTCTATACGACCTCAAGGATTCCGGGGACATCGAGAACGACGCAGACATTATTCTCTTGCTATGGCCTAACGGCTCAGACACAAAGGAAGCTACAGTTCACAACGATCCCGTCCACGGCACACATATTTCTATCAAATACAATATAGCAAAGCAACGTGAAGGTGAGCGTGACCAGTATGGCAAGTTCGTTTTCCAAAACAACATAGGAAGATTTAGTTGAATAATTTTCTACACATGATTTAAGTTTGTGCCGATGGATACATAGTCTTCGTGACTCCATCGGTTAAGCTCCGATCCCTCTTAGCAACTTCACAAGAGTAGACCCATCCGTAGAATGGGAAGGGGTTCAAACTTAAATCATTACATTTTATAAATCTAACCAAAACAAATATGACACAGGAAAACCTAACACAGAAGCAAGCCTACAACCTCTACTTAGAAGGTTTTAGTTACCATCAAATCGCTGAAAACTATGGAACAACCGCAGAAGCTGTGCGTTCTAAGATCAGGCGATACAAAGCTACTGTCCCTGCCGCCAAGGGTAACGAGCGTGTCCTTGTCATAGCTGATACTCACTGCCCAGCCATGCACCACGGCTACATTGACTTCCTAATCTCTATCTTCCACAAGCACAAGTGTACACGCGTTGTTCACATCGGTGACTTGGTAGACTGGAATGCTATCAGCTTCCACGAGAAAGACCCATCCATGCCCAGCGCAGCAGACGAGTTTGTAGCGGCTTCTAAGCAGGTCAGAGCACTACACAAGGCGTTCCCTGAGGTAGACTACCTTATCGGCAATCACTCCGCTCTACCGGAGCGTAAGGCTCAGAGTGTTGGACTACCACCAGAGGTAATACTTAACTTCAAAACATTATGGGGACTTGACGGATGGGAAATACATCCTAGGTTTACAGATCTAGTGATTGACAATGTTATATACAGACACGGAGACAAAGAAAAGGGAGGACAGATGTCAGCCCTAAAGAACGCTCAGGCTCAGTTCAAGTCTCTGGTCATGGGTCACCTCCACGCACAGGCTGGTATCAACTACCACGCCAACCAAGACGGTGTTGTCTTCGGTATGAATGTAGGCTGTGGGGTAGACCATAGTCACCCTGCCATGAACTACGGACGTATATACGCTGCTCGACCAGTGCTAGGTTGCGGTGTTGTTTACTCTCCTAAGCTTGCTTTCTTTGAACCAATGTTTATCTAACTATGACCTACGAACATAAAATACAAATGGACAATATCTATGGTGACACAACTGATGTCACTGTAGAGTTTGAAGCCGACAAGCCTGGAGGCAGAAGCCCAGACATAAAAGGTATATACTACTTTGAGTCTGACGAACCACTAGACAGCGAGGATATTGTATATCTGTTTGAGTGGCTAGAGCGAGACGCTGATCAATGGACACTAATTTCACACAACATAACATAAATGCAGACAACTAATACTCGATCCGTTTACAAGATTAACTCAGAAGAAATTCTATCTAAAGGACTAGAGGCCATGACTAGATCGTGCGAGGCTCTGACCAAACAGAATGAAACTTTAAACAGAGACATAGATAACTTAAAGAATAAAGTTAATATGCTCCAGGATCGCCTCCTGTCTAACGCAGAGGAGCGAGAATAACTTTGTTGGTGTCTCAGCTGCAAAAGAGTAAGTCGTGAGTGCTCCGGAAAGGTCTATTCAGCCTAATACGGGGTTGCCGTTAGCCAGCCCTTCCAAACCACGACGCTAACAAACTAAGGTCCTCCAGGTAACTGGGGGGCTTTTTTATTTACCAAAGGCAGATTGAAAGGCTTGCATACCCATCATCGCTTCTTCAACCCTTGGAGTGAGAACTCTTCGATTGATTTGTTCCTGAAGGTATCTCGCGGCCTCCTCGTTGTCCATGTCCTTGATGCGCTCAACAAAATACTGCGCTCTGCCAGCTACCGACAATGACTTAACCCTTTTGTCAGCAGCCGTGATTCCAGCCGCCTCATCTTTTAGGAATGTTTCAATACGACGAACAACTGACTCATTTGCATCAGGGTCAATAAGCATATCTTGAAGGATGCGAGATCGCTCTTGAGGACTGTCCGCTTGTTGTATCTTGGTCTTGTATCCACTAGCAATCCTACTTGCCTTCGCACGGCTAGTGTTCTCCTGCTTGTCTATGTTATCAATCAGTTGCTGGTTACCAGTTCGTAACTCAAAGGTTTTGGCATACGTTTCACCAAAGAATCTGCGGAGAAGCGGAACATCTGCACGAGTAACCTTTTCTCCGTTCATCATCTTTGATGTAACATTAAACAACCTTTGCACTGTTGTGCCTGGACCACCCGTGTAGTTGCGGTAAAGATAGAGTAGGTTCTCTGGAGATACCTCGTATCCCATATCTTCTAGTTGTTCAGATAAGTTAAGAGCTAGCTCGCCCCCTTGGGTTCTGGCCGTCCAAGGATGAATCTTCTCAACCTCAGAGATGTTTTCATTCTCCAACCAAGATGGTCGTATGTCTCGCCCTAGTCCGTCCTTGTTGCTTGCTAGTTCTGCTATTGGTCGAAGCACCGTTGGGACAGGTGAACCACCCATTGGGTTGTAGGAGTCAATGATATTTTTACTCATATCCTTGGCAACCGCAGAGGCATCAAGATTCTCCTCACCTCCGAACATGATTCTTTGACCGTAGTCAGCAGCAATCTTGAAGGGAACCATAGAGTAACCAATGGGAATAGAAATATAATCAAGGCTACCATCTGGCTTTTGACCACGGACAATCGTTATGTGTTTGTTTACCTTGAAGTTAGGAATCTTTTCACGCCAGTTCTCATCAATGGTTTTGTTATACTTGTCTATGGTGTAGGCTGTAGCCGTCAATCCACCCATTACCGATGCGGCAACCTTTGGGTTCTTCATGCTACGCAAGAAATTCTTAGCACCTTGAATGGCTGGGTTACTGAACAGATACAACGCTCTTAGGGTGTCGCCCTGTGCGCCCTGTAGCTGTGGGTCAAACGAACTGTTACGTGCCGCAAGTGCAGCCTGATCCATTGTCATTCCGTCTGCTCGTCCACGACGGTAAGT